CAAGCAGGCATATAGTTTTCAAAACTATCCTCTCCGCCTCGATAGTGAGGATGCAAATGATCCACTCTCAAAGTTTTTAAATCCAATTCCTTGCCACAATAAGCACAGTGACCACCATACTTATCTAAAACTTTTTGTCTAGTGGCTTTAGATATGCTTTTTCGTTTCAATCTGTGACCTCCTCAAAGTAGCTATGAAGTTTACTTAAATTGATAATAGCAACCTCTTCAACAGAATGCTTTTCAATATCAAAATCTGGATCGTTTTTCCCAAATTCTTTCTTTATAGCTTTTTCCGCTAGAAAAGGTAAGTCGAATATACTTGCTCCATTTCTTAAGGCAAGCGGTTGACCGTGTTTGTTTACTACTCGATAACCTACATCGAACGGTCTGATTTTCGCAGGGATTTTTATGCGTTTGCTTTCAGTTTTTGTAGCTTGTTCAAGTGTTTGTACCATCACTCCACCTCATTTCTCAATTCAAAACCAATTCCATACAAGAGCAAATCATTTTGAAAATCAACGAATGCTTCAATCATCTCAGCTTCTTGAAAGTCGTATTCCTCGACCGTACCCAAGAAATCATCAATATCATCTCTTTGTACACTTCCGTGCTCTGTCTTTGTATGTTCCATAACTTGTTCATAGCCATCAACATCAATTGTGTAGTAGATTCTGCCACTTGAATAATCATATTTGTAATTCTTGATAATCACTATTTCATCTCCTTGCTCTTAATTTCTCTAGTGAGTCTATTTTTTAAAACATGACTTGTAAAATAAATACCGTCTGCATATGTATAATAATCAGCGGTTTCTTCAACCCATTGACTTCGTGTGTACGGATATCTGTTTGGTCGTTTCATATTACCACCTTACATATAAGTATTTTGTATCGATATCTTGTCCTAAAATACAATCTCTCAATGATCTTAAATCTTCTAACGCACTGCTGACAGTCCCCCATTTGTTCTCAGGTTCATACTGCACATACTTTTCAGGGTGCTGTTCCAATTCTGAGATGCCATGTTGAATATTTTCAAAAATCTGAGCAACATTGTAGATAGTACCTTGTTTGAAATCCCAATCCATAGCAACCCTAAACATTTCCCCAAGATTGTAAGTTGGAGAACTATTTTCAGGTTCATCTATGCAAATATAATCTCCGCTTTCTATTTTTCCTAAGATTTCCAAATCATAACTCATCTATCCGACTCCTCCGCAGCATACTGCAACCATACTAGGCATTCATATAGATCCCTTGCTTTCCTTTTGATGTTGCTTAATGATTGACTGCTCAATTTATCATCATTTTGTAAGACTTCTATCTTGAAATTTAAAATAGCAGCAGTCAATTCTTTTTCTTTTTTCAAACTTTCACTACATGACATCACTCTACCTCCTCGCTCTTAATTTCTCTATAAAGTAAGTTCATATCAAAACCGCTCTCAATAAATCTGTGTGTGAGTTCTTTGTTGATTCCATTTCCTAGGCGATGATAAACCACATCTACATTAATATTTGAACCTAAATATTTTTTCAAACGTGTGCAATTATCTACATAAAAGTCGATATTTCGCTTTTGTTGGTGATAGGGTCTGGCTTTGGCTATATCCCTAGTACACCACATTAAAACTTTTGCGACTATATCTCTCTTTGTGCCGCAACCTACGAGAGAAAAGTATGTGTTGGTTTTAGGAATGAGAATTACTTCGAGGTTGCGATTTATATATGATTCAGGGAAACAATTCAACAATTTATTTAATTCTAAAACAAACTGCTCGTTCATCACTCCACCTCTTCTTCATCGTATGGTATGTCTCCATTTGATAAGTATTTAGATTCAATCATCAAAAAATCATTGACACATCGCTGATTACAGAAACAATTTTCAACATCGTTAAATAATGCAAGAATAACATGATTCTCTTGTACTACAAGAAACTCATCTTCGATTTCTTTGCCACAATTCGAACACTCATAACTCATCATTCCACCTCCTCGACTTCAATCCCCTCACAATCGAACACCCAGCCGAACCCAGCTTCCTCTAGTTCTTTGCGGGTGTGGTGTTGTCTAAAAAAATTGTATTCTTGTTCTCTACCCAAAAACCAAGTCTTATCATATGGATGATATTTCAAAATAATATAACTAGGGTTAAACCCTTTAAACTTCACAAAGTACCGCTTCTCTTTCTCGACCTCGTAGCCGAAAATCCAAGCTCTAGCGAATATTTCTTGATTGCTCGTCTTTTTAATCCATAATATTAAATCAAAACTTTGGTTGTTTTCTTTCATAAAGTTTGGATTCATAGCAGTATATAGACTAGTTGTTAAATGCTCTTTACAAACCTCAATCCAATCCGCCACACACTGCGGAACTTTGACTTTTTCTGGCTCGTCTAGTTGTTCAATCAAACAAATTGCACTTTCGGTCGGAATACCTTTGATTTCCGTGCCAAAAATGTTCAAACTGTAAATCCCGATTTCTCTAAACTCATTAATCAATTCCTGCTTATTCATCTTCCAACTCCTTTAACTGCAATTTCATTTTCTTCAATTTTTTCTTCAAAAATTCAAGATGAGCAGTACGACCTTGTGCGACTCGTCTATCGCACGGCTTCGAGTACTCTTCAATTTCCTTCTCCGTTTTCTCGATTGAATGTTTCAATCCGTCAATCATTGTTTGTTTACTGTATTTCATGGTTTAACCTGATTACTAAAAATCCAGCTCTTGCCCCTCATGGCTCAAAGACACAAGAGCTGGCAAATTCTTTATACGTCATTCGTCCAAGTCTGACGCATATTCTAGCTCGCTTTTAACGTGGTTCGCGGCACGTTGATTTTGTGGCTAAGTAATAACAATCTATCGCACCATAATCAAACCTCACATCGTCTTTTCCGATGTGTTTCTTGAATTTTGGTCTGGTAATACCTGAGAAAGCCCACTGATGGTCTTTCATCCGTTCGATAAGTTCGTCCACATTGTTGAAATCACCAAGAAATAACTTGCAGTGCCCGTTGTAGACGAAATAGAGATTTAACATCAATACCTCCTATCCTTCATCCCAGCTGGATAGACAAAGCACCTGCCTGTCGCTCCCTCAAAGATACGACTTGATAGAGCGCCATTCCCAAAATCATCCGAGTAAAGTTCCTTAATTTCTTCACTACTCAGATTCGTGTTGATAATCGTATTGGTCCGATTATCCAGGATCTTGAACAATATCTGATGCGCCCACTCGTTCCGCTTCGTATCAGCCTTGCGACTCTCTTTCCCAAGGTCATCCAAGAAGAGAAAGTCAACCTCAGACAATAGCTTGACCATCTTCGCTTCTGAAAATCCATTGTCAAACTCAAAGCTTTCACGGATCTTGTCAAACAAGGTCACAACAGACACAAACAGTACACTTTTCGGTTCATCATATGCCTTAAACTGCTCATTGAGAAATCGAGCAAAGCCATAGGTCAGATGACTCTTACCAACACCAGACGGACCAGTGATGATAACATTGCCAGTCTCACCTTTCGCATAGCAACGCTCCAATCGTTTCACAAAATTCATAGCATTCTCATCGATGTCAACCCGAATTTCATAGTCATGTAGTGACTTGCTGGCAAGCTTGCTTGAAACGATACTATCGCGAGCAAAGACCTCGTAAGTATCTGATAGCTTGCTTTTAACTTCAGACTCCATGTTCAGTTGCTTTTCAAAGCGTCGGATATTCTCTTTCTCGCATTCAGGACATTGACTAATTTCCTCAACCTTGCCCTTGATGGGAATCTTAACAGACCAAAGATGGCAACCATGAATTTCACAGACATCATCAAGGACTGTCCTAGTTTTGAATTGTTTAAACTGCTTCATCTAAAATCCTAGCCTTTCGTCAACCGTACTAGTCAAGATTGTAGAGCGTTTTGGCATAGGCTGATTCAGATAATTGTCCATCTTATTGCCGAAAAGCGTTTGTGGTTGCAGATACTGTTCATACTCCGTACCTTTCCACTTCGTCACCATAACATCCACAACCTTTTTAAAATCTTCAAGAACATATCCTTCTTTCAGCCTTGCCTTGATAAATTTTTGATGACTAGCAGTATTTACCTTGAAATTTTTCTTAGCTTTCAAATTGAGATAAGAAATAACTTCCTTACAAATCGACAATTTATTATTGTTATTCTCAGTCTTAGTATTCTCAGTCTTGATTGTGTGCACTTTTTGCACTTCCTGAAATGCACTTTTTGCACTTCCAGGGTTCACTTTTTGCACTTCCTGAAATGTACTTTCTACACTTCCGTTAAGAGCCTCAAGATAAATACGGTTCGGTAAGTTCATTCCTTGTCTTACTTCCGTCATTAGACCAGCATCTTTCAACTCCTTTTTGATTTTGATAATCGTATTGTTGCTATTGCAATTTAAGTCAATCATCAACTGTTCATTTGTGTAATACTGGAATACATTCCCTTCTTTATCATGCCAACCATTTTTTAAAGATAGTTCTAACCTATCAAATAGAAGCATATAAAGCATTTTAGCGTTATTACTTAATGTCTTATATTTTTCATCATAGATGAATGGCTTTGGAAATTTGAAAAACGATAAAAAACCAGTGACTTCACTTTTTTTAATCATGGTTATACCTCCTCCACGCTTGAAAATTTTGTGTACTCTTTGTGAAAATACAACTTCACTGTCCCGAGACTCCCATGTCTATTCTTTTCCAGAATCAGCTCCGTCACATTATTCGCTTCTTGACTGTCTGCTTGCTCTTTCTGGTAGTAGGCATCACGATACAGAAAAGCAACAATATCAGCATCTTGCTCTATAGAGCCAGATTCTCGCAAGTCTGCCAGCATTGGGCGCTTATCCTGTCTCTGTTCAACTGCACGGCTTAACTGTGACAGGGCAATGACAGGTACTTTCAAGTCCTTAGCTAGTATCTTCAATTCCCTCGAAATCTCAGAAACTACCTGCTGACGATTCTCGCCTTTTGATCCAGTGATCAGTTGCAAGTAGTCAATGATAATGACTCCAAGGCCTCCCATTTCTTGCGCAAGCTTTCGAGCCTTTGACCGTATCTCTGAGATACGAATACCAGCCGTATCATCAACGAAAATAGGTGCGTCATAGAGATTACCTTGTGCATGTACTAGCCTACTCCATTCCTCAACACTCAGATTCCCAGTTTTAAGATGATACCCTTCAACCATACCCTCAGATGCTAACATCCGTTCAATCAAGCTTTCCGCTCCCATTTCAAGCGAGAAAATGGCGACAGGCTTTTTCTCTTTCACAGCGATGTACTGAGCGATATTCAGAGCTAGCGCTGTCTTACCCATAGCAGGACGAGCAGCAAGGATAATGAGATTATCCTCATGAAGACCAGTCGTAATCTTGTCCAGTCCAACGAATCCAGTAGATAGACCTGTCACAACTCCATCTGTCTGAGAGCGAGTCTCAACCATCTGCATGTGTGTATCAAGGATATCAGCCACATTACGAAATCCAATGCCCATATTTTGATTGCTGATATCAAGCATAGACTTTTCAGTCTTTGCAATGATATCATCGATGGACACATCACCCTGATAAGCACTCGAGAGGGAATCAGATAGGTTTGCTATCATCTTTCTGAGCGTAGCCTTTTCTTTCACAAGCTTTGCGTAATGCTCTACATTTTTTGAAGTAGGGGTTGAGTTTACCAACTCGACAACATAGTTGATGCCCCCAATAGTTGAAATGTCACCTTGATTAGTAAGAGCGGAGATCATTGTAGTAGCATCGATTGGCTCACCTTTTTCAAGCAAAGACAACATGGTTTTAAACACTATCTTATTTGCAGGCTTGTAAAAATCATCTGGAACCACTTCATCTGCTAGAGATATAAGTGAATCAGGGGAGATGAAGACTGAACCGAGAACAGACTGTTCAGCAACTAAATCATGAGGTAATATTCTAAATTCTTCACTCATGCGCTATCCTCCCAATACTTATCTAAATCAACATTCATAACCGCAGCAAGGTTCTTTTGTTCGGTCAAAATTTGACGACGATAAGGAGCAAGTCCTGCTTGTCGCTCTTCCTCGCTACGAGGCAAGTAATATCCGTTCGGCTTCATCTTCTTAGCAACGATAGGATGACCAAAATTCACACGCAGACTCTCAACGACCTCTTCCAGCTTACGCTTTGATAATCCAGTTTCTAAGCGAATTTCACTCGCCTGAATGGGCAAGTCGAAAGTAGCGCAATTCATGATCATGTTTAGCACACGTATTTCCATCTCGCTCATATCACGACAAACAGTCATGTCTTTGCCCTCCATTTTCTAGGATTCTGACGAAAATCCATGGTCATTTCCTTGTAGAGCAATCGTCCATTTTCCTCTAAGAGATTCTCATTTTGTTTTCGTAAAAGATCGTTGTTAGTTGCTTCTTCCTGATAGTCGCTAGCCAGTCTGTCATAATCTTCGATGCATGCTCTAAAAACTTGTGGTACATCCTCAATCGATGAAGCCAGTCCTGTAGGTGGCTGGGTATCGTAGGTTGATTTTCTGCCACACATTCTCAGGTTTCTTCGAGCAACCTCTCTGAAATCTTCTGCTTTTTCAATGATGACCACAACATTTTGCTCATCCGATTTTTCACTTTTAGCCGTAAGGACCATCAGGATAAACATCCCAATGAAAATCACTGCTAAGCCAAGCAACTGGCTTGATAAAGTTGGTTCTGTCATTTTTTCTCCTTATGCTCTCAATTTCTGTACTTGTTTTTCTAACTCTAAAATCTCATAAACATCATTGACATCGTACATAATATCTTTCCCTTGCTTACGAAATCTTAATCCTTTACGTTCTAACTTCTTAATATAGCCATGAGTGAAGCCAAACTTCTTCATCAAAGCCTGTTGATTGATTGGCATACGATCGTTCTCTAACTGCTCCTTGACCTGCTTTTCAGCAAAGGCCAATAATTGATTTGTGAACAATTCAGCACTTTCGCCATCTAATCGTAATTGTAACGTTATTCCTTCCATTTTCTACATCCTCTCAACTATGCGGGCAAGCATTTTTGTGATATAATGGTTTTAATTATTTAAGTATGCGCCTGATTGCTCTCAGGTGCTTTTTGTTTC